CAAGGAATTGTGCATCTTTTGGATCAATGGTGATCTTGTGGGCTTTCATGCCCTCTTCGAGCAACATTAACCTATGTGCTTTCCCGAGCCCTGAATATTTTTCATTTAACGAACTTTTGAGGTGATTGTATGCCTCTTCTCCGAGCCTGCCAGGGTGTTCAACTATCATCCCAGGATGAGTTCCGGACCCAAAATATCTCGCACCAAATTCTTCGGCTGCCAGTCCGAGACCAATAGATTCACGGACCTGTTGTATAGGGTTGACGCCTGTAAACCCGTCTGAGACCATACCTTTTACATGCAATACTTGATCTGAGGATAGTATCCTTTCGTCACCGTTGCCAAACCGAACTTTATATTTTACTGACCAATCTTTATCTTGAGAAACGCCGAGCATTTTATCCGGGTGAATAGGCAATAATTCAGATACAGTTCCGCCCTTGCCGCCTTTATAAGCGTAGAAATTACCGCGAAGCGCAAGGTGGTTCATCATCATGGATTTAAATTCGCTTGGCGTCATCCAATCGTTGGGCCGGTTGTGGATGAGACGGTATTCTTTTGTTTTTATCGCTTTTACTTTGTCCTTACCGTCCATGGTGTAAAGATGACAAGGAAGCTGCGACAATGCCCTGGAGAGGACGTTAACGCATGAATAGACTGTCGCTTGTCGCATTGCAGTCTCGCTTGATACCGAAGTTCCGGAAGCAGTGGACCCGCCGGAGAACTGTTCCCGCAATACCCGTTCCATCTCCTGAGATATCGCTTTAGGCCGTGCCATCCTGGAGACAATGCCCATTATTTACCGCCTGACATATAAGCGGTTAACATCAAAATCACACCTGAACCGATGAATGCCAAATAAGGCTTAATGAGATACAAACCATATGAAAGGAGTCCAAGACCAATGAAATATAATAAATCGCGAATGTCGATGGGAGTCAAAGCAATGGCTTTAATTCTGGAAAACACTGAAAATGTAAATCTCATAAATGCCATTTCTTTTTTCTGGCCTTTTGATAATTTAAATACATCTATCTTATCAGTGTTTTGTGTTTATTTGATATAGAATGGAGGCTATTGGAGAGTATTGCAGAAATAGAAAAAGCCCAGGGCGTTCCTGAGCTTTTGTGTTTGTGAGTGATTTTATAGTACCTTGATTACTTTTTGTTTTTTTTCTCCTGCAAAAACTTTTTGACAATGTGCCGAATCAATGAGCTGAGAGTGTATCCTTTTTCGTTCGCCTCTTTTTCAAGCATCTCTATGTCTTCATCATCGCTTGGCTCACTCATTCAATGAAATACAATTCATACCCTTGCAATGCGATTGTCAATACAAAAATGAGCTTGATATGATTTTTTTTAAAAATTATTTATTCTGTGGGATTGCTTTTTGAATAGGCTGACAGTCTTTACATAGCGAACTTTTCTTCCGGATCGATAACCGACTTTTTCCGGAACGCCATAACAGATTCCCGATGCACCCTGATTATTTTTTTGTATTTTTCGGCAGTTATCAGGCCGTCGGATATCCACCTGTAAACTGTTACCGGCTTCACGTCGAAGAATGTTGCAACCTCGTCTACCCTGAGCAGCCCTTTTTTTGGTAATTCTATCAAAACACTAACACTCCTCGCTTGTTGTAAACTGATGATTCGTCAGCTTGCGTATACATTGCCCGCGCCATAGCTGTTATTAGAGCGACAGCACCATCTATTTTGTTTTCGTTACCCTCTTTGAAGGGGAAAATGTTATCCTTCTTATCCACCCGGCAACATACGTTTGCAATCATCCAGTTTGTGACCGGGTTCCCGTCATGCTTCAAGTTCCCTGCCTTGACGAGCGCTTCGATTTCTTTCATTGGTTCAGATAGCATTGAAACTGTTTGTGATATCTCTACACAAGCTATGTTTTCGGCAATAAGGTTCGTAATGAGCTGCTGGGCGTTCCATGGGTCGTTGCAGATTTCACCACTTCCGTTTTCAGACCCGGCCAGTCCAAAATCCTTCGCATCCTGCTTTATGCTTTCCTGTATTGCGTCAATGTCGATCCGTGACCCTGGAGTTGCTTCAATATACCCTTCATGGACCCACCCGGCATAATGAGCATGTTCTTCGTCAAAGGTTCTGTCTTCAGGAATATAATATTTAGAAAACACATAATAGACTTCACATTTTTTGAATACATAAATTTTTGCAGCGATATCAATCTTAGACGCCAGGTCAAGCCCAATGAAAACGGGTTTTCCGTGAAACTGTTCGATGTTTATTTCCGGATCGTAGCATTGATTCCATTCTACCATGTTCATCCACGCATCCCCGGCGTTGCTCCACATATTTAGATGCTTGCACTTTATAATATTCTGCTTTCTGGGATCTTGTATCGCTGTTTTCCTTTGTGATTCCAGGAAATCAGCGTAAATTGAAACGCCGTAGTTGGGGTTTGCCTTGCGCCATGTTTTTATATCAGTCCAATCGTCTTCAAGGTCAATAGTATATATGAGCGCGAAAAGTTCTTCGTTTACAAGTTCACCTGACAATACCTTTTCACAATTTTTCCTCAATGCGTAACAAGGATAGGCCGTATTTGTCCCGGCTGTCGTTATGACAACCATCAACGGCTGCGACCTTGCCCCCATACCGGTTTTGCCTGTATCGTATGACTCTTCTGTCTTTGCTTCGTGGAATTCATCAAGCAACCATGCGTGCGGCGAACTTCCGTCACCAGGCTTCCCGATTACCGTTTCAAATCTGGACCCTGTTGCCATTGAATAGATGTTCCCAGGGTTCTTGTCTGAACCACCTTGACTTATGTTAAAACATTCTTTGAAATCAGGTGCATTCTTTGTCATTTTCCATGCTGGCCTGAAAATTTCAAAGGCCTGCGCTTCTGACGTTGCAGCGCTGTAAACCTCGGCACCTTGCTCTCCATCCATCGCGAACATATATAGCCCGATGATAGCCGCCATAGTGGATTTTGAGTTTTTCCTCGGTATTTCTGAGTATATTTCCCGGAATCTTCTAAATCCGTCTTCCTTCCTGATCCACCCAAACGATACACCCATGAAAAAACATTGCCATGGTTCGAGCTGGAAGAACTGCCCTGCCCATTTGCCCTTTACATGCTTCATTTGTTGGGCAAAATCTAAGATTCTTTCCGACTTGTTTTTGTCGAATTTGTAAGGGTAACTGTTTCCAGGCTTTGTTGATTCTGCCAGATTATCCAAGTGTCGTTGACATGCTTGCCTAACCTGGATGCAGGCCGGTATCTTGCCGGAAACTATTTTCCTTGCGTATGAGTTTGCTTTCGCTGTTAGTGGATATGCCATTTTCTTTCTGCCACAAAAATATTTAATTATTACAACACATTATAGTGCTTTTTTCTTGTTATACTTATCCTTTTACCATTGACATATTAATGTTTGCCTTTAAAAAAAAGCCTTTCACTGTAAAGGATTGCGGCTTGGCGCCTGGCCTTCCGAATGTTTTCACTTTCGTGCCAAAATGGGGCGGCTACATAAATCATATAAAATTGGCAAGGAAACCCCTGAGTCTTCAGCTCAGGGGAGGAATTGCCACCTCCTGTATAAGTGTTGTTGTTCTGGTAAACATGGGCTTTTAATTTCTTAAAAGCCCCTAAGTCTTTAGCTTAGAGGTTGTTTACTTGTATTTTGCAAACCTGTTTTCTGTTTTGGTTTGTTTATCAACCGACACCCGTGTCCGATCTGCAGGAGATAACCCGAACAATGTGATAAATTTACGCATATGTTCCATTGCTTTGTTCGCAATCCCAACAAGTGGGTTTTGAATAAGATTTCCGGACTGAGTTTCGATAACAAGCCCTGGGGTTTTTTGTAATTGTTCTTCTGCCAGGCGCCACCTCCCGTATGACTGACAATACCCTGCCATGGCAGCGCGGTCAGCGTCTGTGAGTAAGCCGAGCGGATATAGCATCTTGGATATCCGCCCCCATTCTTCCAGCGCGTAATCTGTTAAATGTTCTGGCGGTTCCGGAATTGATGGATCGTACTTCGGTTCATCCTTCGGTGTTGGATTCTTCTTGTTTGACCCATCAAGAATTTTTAATGGCGTTGGCTTCCTTGGCATAGGCATTTTAAAATATTTTCCTTTTTTGTTATTTAATAATTTGCAAGTTGCTGTGTTTTAAGGAGTTTGACCCCGCATGGTTGAACTTTGGCATTGAGAAAAAAGG